AGTCTTTAACGTTGTTAACTGATTCAGCAATGTGCTCAGAGTATTCGATACCTTGATCTAGCTTTTCAGCGATGTAGTTTGAATACTCGATATTGCTGTCAAGTTTTTCAGCAATGTATTCAGAGTATTGGATGCCTTTGTCAGCTCTTTCAGCAACGTATTCTACGTACTCTGTAAGAGCTTTCATCTTCTCTTCAATAGTCTCAGTAGAAACGGCGGCTAGAGCTTCTTTAAGCGATTTGATCTCTTCAGCAAGGTAGGCAGAGTACTTGTTGAAATCTTCAACCGCTATAAATCTAGCTTTGTTTTCCATGATGTTTGTATCGTTATTTTCGATTTTAGTTTCTGTTTCAAGTAGAGTAGCAACTCCTCCAATTTCATAGATTTGAATTAGATCGTCGTTAGCTAGTCCGTAAGATTCATTTACTCTTGCAAGTTCAGCGTTCTCGAAACCTGGATCAGCAACTAGATCGTAAGTGAAAAGTTGCTTGATTTTAACTTTACCGTCTGATTCAACAACACCAGCAGCTCTTGAAGAGATGTGCAATGGAATGCCAGAATCAACTAGAGCTTTAGCTTGCTTTCCAGCATCTGTGTCTAGTAGTCTGATTCTACCTCTGATTTGCTTAGAATCTTGATCGTAGTGAAGTTCCTCGATTACGTGTGAAACGTTTCTTAGAGAAATGTCAAATTTTTGTGGGTGATCAAGCTCACCTAATAGCTTAGATGACTTGATTTTCTCCTGTAGAGATTCGATTTGTGGTAAGTATTCTTCAGCTGTATAGATACGATTGTTTCTATTCTTTTTGTCCAGCTCTCCGAAAATACCTTCGAGTACGTATGAACCTCCTTCTGATTTGAAGTCCAGTGTATTCGATGATCTCTCAAGGATCAATAGATTATGTTGATTCATGAACCTTATAGTATATTTGGTTTATATATCCTGATGAAAAAAGAGAAAAATGATTTTTTATAGATCTGCTAGAGGATCTTCCTCTCCATCTCCACCATCAGCTTCTTTCTCAGCTTCTTTTTCTTTCTCTTTCACTTCTGCTTGATAATCATTGAAATACTTTTTGATCTTTTCAATGTCTTCAGTAGAAAATGATAATTGACCAAACTTATCGTACATTTTATCTACTGTTTCTTCCTCTGTTTCAGAAGATATTACAATGCCTAAGATCTCTTCTGAAGAGATTTCAGTTCCATCGGTTGTAATCATATCGTCGATCACAACTTCTGATTCTTCTCCGGCTTTAATAGCATCTTCAGTAATTGAAGACCAGTATTGTTCAAATGTCTTTAGATTTTTCATAGTCTATTTATCTGTGTGTTACATTCCTCCGCCCATCGCTGCCATTGGGTCTGGATCATCTTCACCAGCTTGTTTAGCTTCTTTACGAGCTTTATATGCATCGTTAGCTGCTTTATCGTCTGGAGTTAGTTTTAAGTATCTGTCAACTAAGAAGTCCATATCAAAGTAGTGTTCTTCTTCCATCGTTGCAGGATCAGTAATAACTAGGTTATCTTTCAATGAACCGATGAAGTCAATTCTACGTTCCATGATTTCCATGTTCTTCAGTTCAGCAAACATGTTCTCTTCATTAAATCTTAGAGCGATTTGAGTTCTAAATGCAGCATCATCTGCAAACTCTGGGAATTTAATAGACAACTGGATGAACAGTGGCTTTACAAGAACTTCTTGGAAAGCTGATCTCAAACGTCTAACAAATTTAGAGAACTTGATTTCGTCTCTAATCATACCGTCAGCTGCAAGGTTGAATTCACCACCGCCATCTTCATACATGAAACGGTTGAATGGAATCTTAGATACATGCTTCAACTTATCAGAGAAGTACTTAAGAGCTTCCGTGTCTGATAGATCTGGACCATCACCTCCTAGGGTTTCAATCTCTGGTGATTCACCTTCTTTTGAAGGCAACCAGTATTCTTTGTTGAACTGCATCATTGGCTTACCGTCGGTTGTCAGTGTACCTGATTCCCAATCAAAGTCAACGACTTCTTTATAGTTATTCATCAATTGTGCTAGAGATTGCTTAGCACGTGTTTTTGATTTACCACCCATTGGAATCACAAACTTCATTCTGAATGAAGCGTTAGTCACTGCCCAAATAACTCGGGTGTGTTCCATGATTCTCATTAGGTTAAATGCTCTAACCAATCTTTCTACATAAGAAACTCTTGATGCAGTTGTAATTGAAGAGTATGAGATGTAAATGATCTGTGCATCATAAAGAACTCTTTCCTTAATAGGATCATCCTTATATTGAATCCAAACCTTTTTACCGTCTTCTTTATTATAACCTGGCATTAGGGTTACAGGATCTAGTTCTTTAAAACCAATGATCTGCTTTTGGTCAGGTGAATAAATGATTTCAAACGCTAGGTAACCATCAATCAGGAACTTTCTAAAATAGTACCATGCAGATTGATCTTGGTTAAAACCAAAGTATTGATAGATTTCTCTAAATGCTCTCTTAAAATAAGCATCTACTTCATCTGATACATCAAATCCGATGATGTCAGGATAACAGAAAAAGTTCTTTTCATCATAGACAACTGTCTCATCACAAAGAATGTCAAGAATGTCTTCAATTTCATCATGAAGTGAGAATCTTCTAAGCTCATCTCTTTTAGCAGGATAGTTTTTATCAAAGAAAGGAATTTGCTTTCTCATGTTGGTGTCGGTCATCGACAACGCTGCAAACGCAGCATAGATGTCGTCATTGTCAACACCCATCGGGTTGATCTGACCGTAACCGAATTGCGCTTCCATTGGTCCGATTGCTTGAGATTGGCGCAATACCAAATCATCATAATACATACCGAACGACGAAAGTCGCTTCAGACCATCACTAAGAGTGAATGGTCTTCTGCCCGTCGATAGGGGACCGTTTCTATTTTCTACAAAACCTGCCATGTGTTAAAAACTAGTTTCTCGTTATATATTCTTCATTTTTTGTTGTAATCTCTGAACTGTCTCTGAATGCTAGCTAATGAAGCTCCTTCTAGTTCTATGAAATCGCACAACGCAATTAGGTGCCAGTTCTCATAACTAACAACCGCTTGCTTTCTTTTCAACATCGGGATGTACTGCCTAACAGCAAATCCAAACCCGTATCTGTCTAAATAACTTTTTGCACCTGCATAAGTCATTTGTAATCGACCCTGAGCATTGGCATCATCCTTTGCTCTTGTCGTTAGTGTCTTAATAGAACCACTGAGACGTGTGTAAATATCGTCTAACAGTTTTTCTTTAATTTCAACCGGTAATAGATTTAGATTGATTCCGCAATCATTTCCTGCTACTGGATCGAGCGCTAACACAACGGGATTTCTGTCCCACCATGCAAGATATTGTTCTGTTTTCGGGTTATCATACCTGAAAACATATATTTTACCGGGAATAAAGGGTAAAGTTTTCGATTTAGCAACACTTTTATCTCTAAAAGAGTTTAAAGCTTTGTTATACCATACCTCGGCCGCCTTTCGAGCAGCCGTCTTACCTCCATTATCCTTAGAATACTTTGCTATTTTAGATTTGATTTCTCCCATCACTTAAGCGAGTTTTCTGTCATAACAACAAACCTACAACCTCGGTCTTCAGCATACTTTTTAGCTGAAATATATTTATCACGATTCGTAACGTACTGTTCGGCTAAGAATTTATAACCGTCAATTGCCTTTTTCGAATTTGTCTTCGGTGGTTCAGGCTTAGTGATTTGAGCTTCGGGTTTGATTTCAACAATCAATTGCTCTTGGGAACCATCTTCCTTTAGGATCTTAATGTAAAAATCGGGGTGGTAGGTTCTTTCTTTTTTGTAAAGAGTTGACCAATACTTGATTTCAATCGGTTCACTAGACCACATTAGAACTCTTTCATTGGTGTCGCACCAAATCATGAACTTACGTTCCCATGAACTTCTGAAAATAACGGGTTGCGGACCCACATACTTTTCTAAGTTGTGAGGCTTATAGTAACCTTGGATGAATCCAGATTTCTTAGTAGGTTTAACCCGTTTAATTGACATTAAATTGTGTAAATTCCACCTTCTCCATCTTCGGTTCTATAACCTGCACGATCGATTGAAAGTGTGCCCTTATACTTTTGTGGATGAATCTTATTCCAACCCTTTGCATAACCTCGCTTTGCAATCTCTGTAAAATATGCAAATGCATTAGGGTATTTGGATTGGAAGTTTCTCCAATACTTCAACATATCTAGTAGCGCAAACTGAAGACAGTCCTCTCGATCTTCATCGTAGACGTATTTCATTTTACGAATGGCTCGATCCGCCAAAAGCATCAGCATTTTTTCAGCATCAGAAGTTAATTTGTCCTGATCTTTTGACTTAACGATCTCGTTGTAAAGATCCTTGTTATTAAGATAATTTCTAGCCACTGTTGTGTTGTGTATTATTTGATACCTTTTATACACCTAAAAGGCCAGAAAGTTTATTCCTGGCCTTTTCGTGTAGGGTTAAAGTAAATTAAAGTGCAGATTTGACTTCGGCAATATCTGCCTCAATCTTCTTGATCTCACCTTCAATCAGAGCATCAGCTGCTTTGATTTCATCGATAGATCTGTCTGCGTCAGCTAGAAGATTTCTCTGATCCTTTAAGAAGTGAATCATTTCTTCTAGATTTTCGATCTTCTTAAGAGTTACAACTCTATCAGCTGCTTCACCTTCTAATAGATTAGATAGGAACATTGAAGCGTCAAGACCAGTCTTTTCAGTTACGTACTCAATCGCTGTATTTGCAGTGTTAACTCTTGTGAACTTCTGCATTCTTGTAGATTTGTTGAACGTAGATGTGTAAACGTTTTCTTCTAGTTTGAATAGATCTACAACGTTATTAGCATTTTCAAATGTCTGAACGAAATCTAGAGCGATGTACTTATCAACGTTAGAAGCTGCTTCAACGAATAGCTCAGCGGTCTCTTTATGTTCGTATCTAATGACACCGGCTGCCAAAACGTGATTAACGAAAGATTCAGATAAAATCTCGCTATTACCCAAGAAGAACTTGCCTTCTTCGATCGAGTATCTCATTCTGTTAACTCCATGAAACCATCTGATTTCATTGTTTTCAAATCTGAATGCTGAAAGAGCTTCAACAAGTCTTGTAAATTCTGAAGGGATTTGACCTTCTGCTTCTGAGATCTCGTTAGTTTCAGTGTTAACTACATAAGGTAGGTTTCTTACTGCAACTAGAACTTGATTCTCGCTTAGTTGGAAAAATGGTGAAATAATCATCTTTGAGTGATTTATTTTAATCTTTAACTATATATCAGTTAATCTACGATGCCCGGGGGATTGGATACATTAGTTCTATCGAACCTGTCGGGCGCAGTTTCAGTGGTGTAAGAATGAATTTCAAACATTCTGTTACCAATGTGCATTTCAGTTTCAAATTCAAACGATGGAATGAATGAACTAACTTCAACTGAGAAAGTAATTTTGTAACCTTCTTTAGAGTCGAATGTAAATTCAATTGGTCTCTCGGTTGTGTAGTCCTCGGGCATTGCATAGTATGAAGAGATTCTATATGTGCCTTCATCTAAGTGGCCAACCTCGACGTTAAAGTAGTTTGACTTATACAACCTTTTAATGATCATCTCAGTGATCTTAAAGTTATCTAGTTGTGAGGAAGTAATAATCTCAATATCAAATGAAAGATTGACCGGAATCATCTCAAACTCCGCTGTGTAACCTTCCATAGCACCTTGATCGTTCATCTTAGCGTATTCACCCCTGGTTCTCTTGTTAACCAG